CTTTGATCCATGGTCCCTTTTTCTCCAAAATAGCAGAGTTGCAAATAGGATTACGAATTTTAATTTGCTTCGATGTGATTTGAAGGTTAAGGTTGTGATAAATGGTAATCCTTTCGCTTACGGGAGGATAATGGTGTCGTACAATCCGTTATGGTATTGGGACTATATGTCTCATACTAATTTTACAGACAGAGAGACGATGCTTGTTCAGCAATCACAGAGACCAAAATTGTTTATCGATCCATGTACCTCCACTGGTGGGACTATGACTCTGCCTTTCTTCCATTATAAGAACTACATTAGTATTCCTTCTGGAGATTTCGATCAATTGGGAGAAATTTGTGTCATGTCTACTACGCCATTGAAAAATGTTAATGGGGGTACCGACACTATTGACATGTCCATATTCGCTTGGGCAGAAAATGTGTCACTATCTGTTCCAACTCATGAGAATATGCCTGCACTTCAACCACAAAGTGGTAAGGAGGTAGACGAGGCAAATGAGAAAGGAACAATATCTGGTCCTGCAACAACTGTTGCAAACATGGCTAGGTCGGCAGCTGCTATTCCTACTATATCACCTTTTGCGATGGCAACATCAAAGGTTGCAGAAGGTATAGCTAGTACTGCAAAATTGTTTGGTATGTCTAGACCACCTATGACTGCCGAACCTACGCATGTACGTCCAATTGCCGCTGGGAGCTTGGCTCTCACGAACACACCGGCACGTGTAGAAAAACTTTCTGTTGATGAAAAACAGGAGTTGACTATAGATCCGCGAATATCGGGTTTACCTGATCCGTCTGATCAAATGTCTATTCTGTCTATAGCTCAGAAAGAAACCTACATTACACAATTTACATGGCCTATTACTGGACAGTATGATGACCTCTTAGTCAAGCTGAGGGTCACACCAATGGTGTCTGTAGAAGGTCCAACTGTTGGCACTGCATTGTCATCAGTTATACCAGCGATAACTGCTGCGGCCATGCCCTTTTCGTATTGGACTGGCTGCATTAAGTACCGCTTTCAAATTGTGTGCTCTGCGTTCCATCGTGGTCGTCTTCGTATCGTCTATGACCCCAATTTCTTGGATTCATCTCCAGAAGATAATGTGAATTATTGTGAGGTTATTGATCTCAGTGCGAAGAATGATTTTTCCATTGTTATCCACAATAGCCAGAAAATTCCTATTCTACCTACAGATTCGGAAAATCTGGCTGACTCACCTGGTGACAATTTTGGAACTACTCGATTCCTATCTTTGGACCCTAGCACTAACGGTGTACTGGGTGTGTATGTTCAGAATGCACTTTCTGTACCAGGATCCTTAGTTGGAAATGATGTTCAGATTAATGTTTTCGCAAGTGCGGGAGATGATTTTGAAGTATTTGCACCTAACAATGCAGTACGAAATTTCGTGTTTTACCCGCAATCTGGAGTCGAACCCGGTGCAATTCAGCAATCTGGATCTGATGCCGAGCCCAACAAATCAGAGCAGAACGATGTTACAGATCTTGGAATATGCAATACAATAAATCCAGAGTTAAACATGGTTTATTTTGGAGAAAGTATCAAATCATTTAGGAGTTTGTTGAAAAGGTACAATTTCCATGAATTATTGCATTATTCTGTGGGCGATGGAACCGCTCTGGTTCGGAGTTTTTCTGGAACCAGAAATTTGTATCCATACTATCGTGGTGCGTATGCAGACGCCCCAGATACTGCAACGGTGCCCGCCGGGCCCTATGCTTT